AACTTGCCAATCGAGGATATGGCGGCCGTGTTTGACGCAAGGCTGTACGATCGCATGCGTGACCAGTGCGCCGTGCTACATTTTGCGGGCGAATCAAAAAGGGGGAAACGCCGATGACCGCCAGCCCGAAGTTCGGCGACCTTGTCAGCGTGGCCGGCTATGGTGCACGTGTGTTTCAGGTTGACGGTTATCGAACGGAGCACTGGCATTATCCGGACGAGGAATGGATAGACGTAGTTTACGAATTGACCGATGTGCAGACAGGCGATTGGCTTGAGGCCGATCTAGGCGACTTGTCAATCGTTGCACCAGCCGCGGACGCAGCCGAGTTCTTAGCAGCGCAAAAGCCATCGGGCTTAATAATTCTACGGGAGGACACGCCGATGCTTAATTTCGGACATAAGCCGGAGCAGCCGAAGCCATCTGCGAAGGAGCTGGCCGCAAGAAAGGCGGCAGAAAAACGGAGGAAAATCGATGCACTACTGGACGAATATAACGATACTCTTACGCTGGTTGCGTTGTTTGGCGGCTTGGAGTACACGGATAAATTGGCGGAAATAAAGCGAAAGCTGGCGGATGCTAGCCGAAAGGAGTGAACGTGCGATGGAATACGCAACGATGATGCTGAACAAGGTTATCGAGCAAAACGACGTATCGGCGCTTGCCCGGTTTAATATCACGGAAGCGGATATGCCAACCGAAGCCGAAAAGCAGGCATACCGGTTTATTGTCGACTATGCCGAGCGCAATCACGGCGACGCTCCGTCCTATGCGACGGTAGTTGCCGAGGTGCCCGGCTTTATGGATATTCCGCAGGTTACCGACAGGTATGAGTACCTAGCAGAACGAATAAAGGACAACAGCGCGAAACTGGAGCTTATGCGGTTTATAACCGGAAAATTTACCGAAGATTTTAATGGCGGAAAAGAAGGAAAAAAATTACTTACGGACTTGCAATCCGAGCTTGATCGTATTATAATTAACACGAACACAGGTTCTAAACTTGGAACCGACGTGAAGAACGACACGGACAAGTTTCTCGCTGAATACGATCGCCGAAAACGCGGTGAGTCTTTTCGCACATGGAAATCGAAGTTTTCCATTGTCGGCGAGTATATATCCTCGAACGTGTACGTTGTGTTCGGAAAATCTGGACGTGGTAAATCCGTCATCACACTCGAAGAAGGTATCGAAGCTGCCATGCAGGGTGCTAACGTGTTAATTTGGGCGCTCGAAATGGGATGGTTTGAAGTAATGGTGCGGATTTATGTTAGCGTATCGGCACGGCGTGGCTTAATGACGACAAATGTTGGCGGACTGGACTTGTCGGCTGGCTTCGACTCTAGCGATCTACGAAAAGGGCAGTTGGCCGACGAGTTTGAAGTAGCATTCAAGGCGTTCCTTGCGGAGTTAAACGATTTTATCCCCGGTAATATTATCGTTCGTGCTGTTGATGATGACGATTTCAATAGCCGGAATCTTCGCGCACTTGAAGCCGATATAAAAGCTACGAATGCTGACGTGGTGATACTGGACCCGTTCTATTATCTCGACTACGAGAAAAACACGTCCAAAACGTCAGGCGGTGACGCTGCAGAAACTTCGAAAAAGCTGCGCCGATTGGCAGGACGGACTCAAACGGTTATCTTTGCACTCACACAAGCCGAAGAAACGAAGGAGGAAAAAGACGAGGACGGAAATCGGGAGTTGAAGCTACCGGAGCGTGAGAACGTAACGAAAACGAAGCAATTATTACAAGACGCTTACCAATTAATCGCGGTCGATACCGATTACAAGCAAGGACGTGGCTTAGTCGGCATTAACAAAGGTCGTGATGGCGGTGAAGGTGAAGTAACGGAAATTCTTTATATTCCGCAAGTTGGTATCGTTAAGGAAATGGAAGTCGGTGAGGCAGTTGCGGACCAATTTACGGAGGTGTTTTAATGCCGAACATTAAAATTCGAGGCCAAACGGTCGATGTCGACATCGAATCCGAACTTCGCGAATTCGACTGGGGCTATCGAGCGCGCTGGACGCCGGACAAGCTAATCGCAGCGTCGCCCTTCCGATATGACCAGACACCGTCATTCTTTTGCAATCTCGACGGACCGTATGCCGGCACGTGGAAAGATTCGGGCGCCTACGACTCGGAATGGGAGTCGGGTGGATTCGTAAAGCTGCTCGCGTTCCTGCGAAACGAAAGCTACGAGGAAACGGAAGATTATCTGCTTGCCGCCTACGGATACAGACCGGATGGCACGCTGAAAATGCCGAAGCTGAATTTGCGCTTGCCGCAGCCGTTTCGGGCACTGCCGGAGACGACGATCGAGCGAGCGGTCAGCCCGTATTTAAGTAGGCGGGGCATATCGGAGGAGGTTCAGCGCATGGCAGGCGTTGGAAAAGGAGCTTACCACGGATTCACTGCGATACCATGGCGTATGCCGGATGGACAGCTCGCGAACGTGAAATACCGGGCGACACGCGGAAAAGCGTTCTTTTACCATCGGGGCGGCTATCCGATCAGGCATCTCGTGTGGGGATCCGACATAGTGTACAGCCAGCGCGTACGTGTCGCGGTGCTATGCGAGGCAGAAATCGATGCAATGTCGTGGTGGACAGTCGGTAAGCCTGCGGTGGCAATAGGTGGCGTAGCATTTACGGCAGAACAGGCGGACATTTTGCGCCGCAGTCCGCTGGAAGAAATTTGGCTAGGTGGCGATAACGATAAGGCTGGCCGGAAGTTTAACGAGCAGGCCGAGCAGATGCTACGCGGGTATGTACGGTTACGGGCGATAGAATGGCCGGATGGCGTAAAGGATGCAAACGAAAGCCTAGCGAAAAATGGGTGCATCTATCATATTTCTAAAACGTTACAAGCATGTTATAATATGGTTACAGTTCCGCATGGGCGGAACCTAGGTGCAGGCAAGAGCCGATAGCTCCGCCTGCGACCAGTTTAGCAGTATGCAAAATTTAGCGAGGGTACGGATGTTAATCACGAAGATTTCGCACAATTTCTTCGACGGATGTTTCGAGATTTCGTAACTCTTCTGATATTCTATACGATATTTCGTCGGAATGAAATTCGATAAACTCCGCAAACACCTTGGAAATAACCGATTCAAGTGGCGAAGATGGCAATACACCGCCTATACGCGGACGGGGTTTGATCTCGCCTTCGTCCGTTAATTCGTAGACACGAAACCTAGTTCCTAGTAACACAGATGGCGATAATTTAACCAGAGCATGATTGTTTCGCCGTATAAAATGCATGTCTGACGATCGAGTATTATATCCGGTACGTGACTCACATACGGTATCGACGTCCGGATAAGCTTGTGCTTTCCTATGTAGTTCTTCCGGAGTTACTCCGAGAGCAGACGCCAGCTTTTCGACTGTTTCCTGCGTAGGATTTTTCTTGCCGTTCTCATACTGGCTTATAGCACCTTGGGTAACACCGCTTTTATCAGCGAGTTGTGTTCCGGTTAATCCTAGTTTTTCTCTATAATAAGCTATAGCTTTTCCGATATTCATACGGAATATCACCCTTTCTACTTAGCGTTAGTTTTAATATATCATAAAGCGCGGGAAAAATTAATAGATTTCAGTAATATTACTATTGCCTAATTGGTATATTACGGTTATAATTGATTTATGTTTCACATCTGGGTTATTTTTCTTAAAAAAATTTATAGAAAAAGTGCCACGATGTGAGCCTAGATTACGATATATATAGTGTAAGGGGAAAATGAAGGAGGAAGCACATGGAAAACAGAATAAGCTCACTTGAGCCAACCGTAACGGCAATGGTTAAAAATTACGGAAGAACCGGTAATGATTACGTGTTTACCGATATTTTTAACCTGATTGCCCCAGTATTGTTTGGAAGGGTTCCAAAGTTAGCAGCCAGGTATCAGTTGGACGAGCAAGATGTGGAGTCAGAGATTAACAAAAAAGTGCAGGATGTTATTGAAAATTACGACGAATCGAAAGGGCCGTTCTTCAGACAGTTATTCACAGCCATTAAGTACGGATGCTGCGATTTATGTAGGAGTAAAAATAAAGATAAGAAAATGTGGGGCGGGTCACTCGATGACGAAAATTTTTCGGACAAGCTAGCGCCAACTAGCGGAGACGATTTAGACGTAATAATACAAAAAGAATGCGAGCAGCGCCAACTACTCGCAAACTTACTTATCGATGCAGATGCAAACACTCGCCAAAGTGTTCGCGCGTTCGTCGATGGTGGAACCTACGGAGCAGCCGCCAAGCTAATATCCGTAGATAAAAAAACAATTTACCGCCGTATTAAACGGCTTGCCCGAAAATTTGACGCCAATCAAATGGGGCAAATTTACGACTATTTTACAGTGCCAACCGAAAAAACAGTCTAGTTTTAATAAGTTTGTTTTAGGTTGTAGGCAGAATAGCGTTTAGGCATTACGTTATTTTGCCTACAGTCAATAGTTTATCAAATGTTTATGACTTTTTCAAGGAGGTTAGACCCTGAAATGAGAGGTTTCCATAATCATTATAGCATAAATAGTACTTCTTGCGCAGTAAATTCGCGAACAAATAACGATAATTTACGCACTTTTTGCGAACCTGAGCGCACTTACGACAAAACCGCCGACCCGGCTGACGCAGTCAAGCTAGGCGCCATAAAGGCGGTGAAACTCGGATGACCAAACGATACACACCGTTGCGAAGGAGTGCGAGCGCATGGATGGACTGACGGAATTATTCGCGCTGTGGTACGGTGGCGGAGCGGTGATGCTACTGATACTTATGGCGGTTGATTTTGTGCGGAGCGAGCGGTCGAAATGACCGGACGCTCCGGCGTACGTCGGAGGCTATCGAGGCAGCCGTTAGGTAAAGTTGTCGCTACGCTATGCTAAGCGCTGGTGTAGTTTCGGCTACTAGTCGGTAGCTTGCGACGGGCGCGGGTTTACCGGTGCTCGAACAAAGGCGAAAGGAGACGATTGAATGGCGAATTACCAAGCAGGGGCGGACGCTTTAAACGCGCTAAATGCAAGCAACGAAGGGGGCGACAAAGTCGAGTTTTCTCCGTTTAAGAGCGGGACTACGTACGTTGTGAAGGTGTTGGGCACTGCGGATTTAATCCAGTTTTACAGCTATGGCATCTTCAAGCAAATTAACAGCTTTGTCGCAAAAAATCCGTCCAAAAAATCACGCAACGGATACCCGGTCGATAATTTAACGCCGTGGGATTTGGCGTGGAAATACCATAAGGATCGGTCAAAGGATTTCAACGACGAGCACGGACAAGAGGCGGCGAAATACCGCGCGAAACAACGCTTTGCAATGGGATTTTTCGATTTAACAAGCGGCGAGCCGATCATTGTCGACTTGTCGAAAAAGCAGGCGCAAGGCGTGCACGACGTAATCAAGAAGTACGAAAAGAAACTTGGCAAGCTGGCGTTTGAGCTGTCTAAAACTGGAAACGGCACATCAACAAGCGTTACCTTGACGCCTGTGCTCGATTTAGACGAGGACTTGACGCCAGAGCAACGCGCCAACTTCGACAAAGCACCGGACAAGTTTGACATGTCGTTGTTTGATGGGTTGCTTTATGAAGCAGACGAGGACGAACAGATCGAGCTGCTCATTAAGGCGGGCTTTGACGTAAGTTTGATCGGGCTGGAAGCACCGAAAGACGATACAAAAGCCGACATTGAAGACGAAGATTTGCCATTTTAATCGGAGGTGGAGTGATTGGCACACGAAACGCAGGTAACCGGCGCGCTGTCCGAGCTGACGGCCGCAAAGCTAATGATGGATCAACTCGGTTATGAGGTCGCCAAGCCGTTAGTGCCGGAAGTTTACGACTTTTTGGCGCGTGACCCGGCTAACGGTAAAAGCTACCGCGTACAAGTTAAGACGCTGCGTAAACGAGCAGACCGCGATGGCGCACTTGTGATTTACGCGAAGAAAAACAACGGCAAGCCTTACACGCCGGACGAAGTCGACTTAATCGTGGGCGTCGATGGAGACCGCGCTTTCCTGTTCGAATGCACGGGGCTGGGCGAGTATTGGTCGACCGAGCAGACGGCAAAGAAACGATGGATTGAACTTGGCGCTGAAGCCGCGGAGAAGGGGGCGATTGCGTAATGGCGAGCTTAACCGGTGTTAAAACGTTGGATATGGTGAATGGGGAGATTACGAAAGTTGCGTATAATGGCGTAGAATACGTTAAAGTTGATGGTCCTGCGCAGTCTGGAGATTTAGCGCTCCGACACCCATCGATAAACAACTTAGATGTCACTGCGGGATGTTTTTACGAGGTAGCTGAGGCGTATGAAGACAAGATCAGGATTAGCGACGATGTTGACGACTTGGCAGCACACAAGCAGAGCAGGTTTAGCTTTTTCCGCAAGCAAGGCGCCGAAAGGGTCGGGGCGTTTGAAGTCGGCGATTATATCGTTCCGTTGCCTGAAGCTGACCATCACTATAAAATTACAAACACGGATATGAAGTTAGCAAAGGTAATTAAGGAATATGATCGTCGTATAAACCTTGAAATTATTGCGCACAATGATGAGTCAAGAATTGGAAATGTACACGGTGCATATAGTGTACATTTCCGTAAAGCCACGCCAGAAGAAGTAGAAAAATACACGGCGCCGAAGCTGAAAGTCGGGGATTACGTAAGAATCACAGGCAGCATGGGTGAGCACGATTTTAAAATTGGCGAAGTAGTCCGCGTACTATCTATACCGGAAAGCTACCGCGCACAGACAATCAGGGGTGAAAAATTAGACGGAAGCAAGTATTGGTATGTACACGTTAATGATTTCGTTAAGGCGTCCAGCGAGGAGGTTGCCGAAGCAAAACGCGCCGCCAAATGGGCGAAGCTAGGACGAAAGCCTAACGAGTTTAAACCAGGCGATATTGTGATCGATGAAGATTACGGTCTTTGTGAAGTCGACGAAATTGAGCCGGGAGGATTTGCGGATGCAGAGTACGGATTAACGACAACTAACGGGAAGTGGACTTATAAACACCACTGCACACTCGTCGCACCGGTAGAACAACGCGTTGACAGGGACGGTGCTGCCAAGTGATGGAGGACGACCACGTACCATGCGCAACCTGCGGGCATCCCTGCGACACCGGAACGACGCTTTACAGCAGCCGCGACAGTTTATACTTTTGCGACGAGCAATGTTTTAACGAATGGGCTGACGAACATTTCGGAGAGATAGCGGAATTTTACCGGCTGATGAACGTCGAGTAAGGAGGCGGTAGTTTGGACGAACCAAAGTTGCACTTAAATATACGTACTCCGCCAAGTGACGCAGGCAAACGAGTGGCGGTGGCAGCCCAGCGAAAGAAAGCAGCGACCGAGACAATCGAGGAAGCGTGGCTGCGTATTTTAGCGATGAAAAACAGCGACAGCGACCAGCGTAAGCTAACCGAAGTAAAGTCGGCAATGACGGAGGGCCTTATAGGCAGAGAGCCCTCCTCGGCCGGCAAACGGTTCAGCAAGGCGGAGGCGCTTCGGTTGCATAAAGAGTTGGCGGAGCGAAAACGTGAGGAAAAGCTGGCGGAATTGGTGGCGAAAACACCATCAAACTACGTGCTGGTCGATACCGTCGAGAAACTGGAACGGATGAAAACCGACATTGCTGTGGCGGACTTGATTGCGGTTGACTGCGAAACGTTCGGCGAAAATGGTGCAGCGCTGGACCCGTGGCGCGGGCAAATGGCCGGGTTTTCCGTCAGCACACGCCGATTCAATTATTACGTTCCGATTAACCATGCGTTTCCTGGCCAATTACACGAACACCAAATTTCGGAATTATGGGACGTTTTAGAGTCGGCCAAAATCGTAATGCACAACGCGCCTTTCGACTGCAAGTGGTTTTACGTTAAATATAACGTTAACCTAATCGACAGCCTACACGCTGACACCCGTATCATGGCGATGTCATTGGACGAAAACCGTGACCACCGGCTGAAAAACTTGCTGACCGACTGGCTCAAAGAGACGAGCGACAACTTCGATGAATTGTTCGCAAATACACCGTTTAATGAAGTGCCGTTGGACGTTGCACTGCCATATGCGGCTGGCGATACGGAGAAAACGTTAAAGCTATACGATTGGATCATGCGGCAATATGAACGACGTGAGGACTTGCAACGATTAAAGCGTTTGGTTTTCGAAATTGAAATGCCGGTTGCTCGTCAGTTCATTTGGTCGGACTTGCGTGGCATTCGGTTTGACGTTGAGGACGCGGCCAAGCTGGACGAAAAGCTGGCGGAAGAAGAAACGGAATTACAAGCGAAAATATACGAATTGCTCGGCGAAGAAATTAACTTGAACTCGCCGGCGCAATTAAGTAAGAAATTATTCCGTGACTTAAATCTGCCGGACTATGGCAACGGATCGACGAACAGTCGATTTATGAAGAAGTTGAAAAAAGCACATCCGGTCATTCCGTTGCTGCTCGAGTATAAGGAAATTGGAAAGCTACGGTCGGCATTTACGCAAAAGCTGCCGCACGAAGTCAAGTGCGACGGCAAGATTCACCCGTGGCATAACACTTGGGGCGCTGCGACCGGACGGTTTACTTGTCAGTCGCCAAACACGCAGCAGATTCCAGCGAAAAGACCGG